TTTTCGAAAATACCGGCGTCCAATTCGGAGAGAAACTCCGGGACGTTGGTCATACGACTTTCAGCCATTTTCATGCCCTCATTATCGCGGCGCACACCGCGGGAAATTACTCACACACATAGACAAGGGCGGCCGGTAATGCACAGGGCGTGCTGGGTGGGTGCCAGCGGCCCTTGTCTATGCCTGCGAAAAAATTGGCGGTGGTCATGATCAGAACATTATCTTCGCTCCCCCTGATGTTGGATGGTTGAAGAGTCATGCCACCGCCGAAATACAGCTACACACAGCAATTATCGAGGTTCCACGTCGATCTGATTGAGCGGCGGGAGTCGAACCCGCAATCGGGTAGGGAACCCGACCATCACCTGATGCTTGCCACAACGGAGAGAGCACTATCGGGACTGTCGGACTGTGAAAGCTTTGCCAGGTTGCTCACCGTCAGTGCTCTTTCCGTTGTGTGCCAGGCTTCCACTGGCTCCCATCTGTTTTTTAAGTCACTCAGATATCGTCTGGACTTGCGCGTCTTTCCCAGCTGTCACTGTATGAGTGTGCATACAGACACTGACCAGATACGCGCTGGATCAACTCGCGGTTGTGGTGGCCGGTACTGAACTACCTCCGGCATCTCGTCCGGTATAACGGAGCGTTTGGGCGAGTTATGCTCCCTTGCGCATCAGCCTGCGCATTCACCACAACGGGAAGAACACTGGGACTGTGGTCATACTGGGTTTATGGTAAGTGAGTTCATCAACCCCCCAGTGTTCTTCCCGTTGTGTGCCTGGTCACTTCTCCACCTCAGGCGGCAGTGGTATCTTGGTAGTTCTCACACAACCAAGAAGGGAAAAACATGATCAACGGATTTGCTCACCTCTTTGTACAAACCAAAGAGAACATCGCTAAAACTCGCGGTGTTCAAACAAATGGCCTTGTCAATGGCACTGAGGTTGCTTGTGTAAACAACCGCGCCGCCCAAATCTGTGCACTTGATCTTCTTCTCGCTGAGCACCGCAAAAAATACGGCACCCGGTTTAATGGCTTGAATGGTAAGCAAGCCCTGCACCACAAACTTTTAATGAAGTACAAATGGCCTTTGTCACTGATCCGAGAACTAAAACTTGAAGATGTTCTTCTCGCACTCCATGACGAACTGGCCTTTGAATCATTCGATGAAGCCGCCAGTAAATACCTTAAGCAGGTAACGCTGTCTGAATACCCGGTTAACTTCCCTGATTACTTAGAAACAGAGTGGGATCCGCTACTGTCCCAAAAACTTCTATTTGACTCTGAAGACCAACCTTACTGATCTGCCGATCTAATTCTGAAAGCCTTTCCTCAAGAGAGGCTTTTTCGTCTTCCAAAGCCCGTAAAACAGTGAGGCGCTCAGCTTTGTAAGTGAGCCATGTAAACAACTCGTCGTTATTCAGGCCGCCAGAGATGATTTTCGGTTCCTGCTTATCCATCCTGATACCTCATTAAGCTGCTGCGTTCTTGCCGCTGATCCTGATGCTTGAGCGAATCATCCGATGCTTCATGCGCCATCGGCAGCTACTGCGTGGGCATCCTGCCTGTTCGCTGTTGATGGGATTAACTATGACCTGAGTAATAATAAATGTCAATATGTCATAGATAAAATTTATTACATAGGGAATATTTCTATGTGGAAATTTTTATGAAAAAATAATTACCAAGTATGGCGGAGGTGTTTTACTATATAAATATACAGTAGTTTGGTGCATGAGATGAGAAATGTAGCCAGCTAATAAAGATCAGCCAGGGTGGGTTTGCGAATGGGGATTTTATTTAAGAAAAACAACCAAGGCGGCTATGATCGCACCTCGGTTGATGATGACGCTATTTATTTGCGCAGCTTTCGGACGAATATCTGTTCAGCAACGCCGAGAATGCATGAAGGATCAGTGATTTCAGACAATGGGATTCGGCTATCATCAACCTCTAAGAAACCCAGCCCACTTCCACCCTCCAGAAAGCGATAGGTAGAAATCTCATTATGAATTTTAGTTACAATGAGCTCACCGTTGCCGGGTTTGGCTGTTGGATCCACTACCACGATTGCGCCCGCTGGCGCTTCAGCTACCCCAGAATTCTTCTTCATAATATATGCTCGGAAATGTTTTGGTAGTTGCTCTATCCAGAGCACAACATCACCGGTTTTCCCATTCTCATCCCAAACATCTAACTGCAATGAAACATCCATTTTATTGAGCTCTTTTCCTTCAGAGCCTCGCATTGATCCTACTCCGTTTATCAGCCAATCAGCACTAACCCCCAATGCAGCGGCCAACTTTCCAGAAAACTTCGAAGTCTCGTTTTTGCCAGAAAGGATTTTAGAAATTATGGATTGTTGCACACCAGAACGGCGAGCCAGCTCGCTTTGAGAGCCAACACCCATCTCGGTCATGGCATGGTTAAGTCGTTCAGATAGTTTTTTCATGCCTGAAAAATATTCCTTACGTCATCAGCAGTCAAATTACCTACGTCATTGACTTTTTCTATTACCCAAGTCATATTTATGCTTTCTTATGCTTTAAGGAATTGGACATGAATGACATTATCCAGAAGGCAATCAACATTGCCGGGTCACAATCAGAGCTGGCTCGCCGCGTAGGCGTCGATCAATCTGCAGTAAGTAAATGGCTTTTTGGTGGCGGCATCCGCGCGCACTACATCCCTGCAATTGTTAAAGCCACACAGGGTCAGATTTCCGTAGGTGAAATTCTTGATTCTTTAAATCGCCGGGTCGTTACAGAAAATACTACTTCATCCCAGCCATCAGCATAACTACCGAAGGAAAAACGAAATGGTAGACCTGAAATCAGTAGTTAAAGCGATGTGCAAAGCCTATCCCGGCGGTCGGTCGGCAATGGCTGGCGCGCTGGGCATGTCAGAAGCGGGGTTCAACAACAACCTGTATGAAAAAAACGGCTGCCGGTTTTTCGAAATTGTTGAGCTGGAGGCGATGGAAGACATCAGCGGTACCAGCTTCCTGGCTGAATACTTCGCACAACGCCGCGGTGGCCTGTTCGTTGATATCCCCCAGTTGGATGAATTGGATCAGGTCGAGCTGTTCAGCAAAAGCATGCGGACGGCGGCGCACCGTGGCCACGTCGACATGATTATTCAGGCGGCGCTGGAAGACGGTGTGATTGATGCTGCAGAAGCCGCAGAAATTATGAAGTATCACCGCCGTCACTTAGCCGCCCGCGATACAGAAGTTCGGGCTGTGCTGGCGCTGTTTGGGAAAAAGAAGAAGTCCGGAAAGGTTGACGCCCCAAGTGTGCAGCTTGAGGCGTCGGGTGCATTAACTAAACAGTGTGGAGCAATTAACGCATGAACAGTTTACTCATAAAAGCTGGCGTTCCGCAAATCCGGTGTGTGGCAACTGGCGGTACCGCATGCTCTCTTTCGTACGAAGTGATTATCGATGGTGAGTGGGTGCCCTGCAACTACCAGTTCGCGGCGTGGTGGGTAGGTTACGTCCGCCAGAGCAGCCAGAAGGTGACGGCATGTCTGAAGAAATCCAAAAGCTGGACAGGCGTTACAAGGATTGGCGGGGCGTTGTGGTACACGTCGTGGGCTTCGACAGAGCAGGGGATCGCGTCATCTTCATGCGCGCCGGTTACCCGCATGAGTGCGCCCAGCCTACTGAACAATTCCGGCGAAAATTTAAGAGGGTTCTATGAGCGTTAAGTTATCCGCATACGTCTGGGATGGTTGCGCTGCTGCCGGTTTGAAAATATCGGCGGTGGCCATCATGGCGCGCCTCGCTGACTTCAGTTCTGACGAAGGCCTGTGCTGGCCGTCGATCACCACCATTGCCCGCCAGTTGGGTGCTGGTGAAAGCACTGTGCGCACTACGCTGGGCAAACTTGAGGCTGACGGCTGGATCACCAGCACTCAGCGCCGTAAGGGAAACCGCAACACGTCGAACATGTACCAGCTGAATATTGCGAAGCTTCGTGCTGCCGCTCAACCGTCAGATTCTGACGCATCAAAATCTGACACATCAAATTCTGACCGGTCAAAATCCGACGCATCAAAATCCAACACGAATACCGGTTTTCACCCGTCAGAATCTGGGGGGGATCCGTTAGTAAATTCAAAACAAGATCCATCAGATAATAAAACCTCTTGTCAGCCTGCTGCGCAGACCGACGCCGAAGTTGAAATTACTGATCAAGCCAAACAGGCACTGAAACACCTGAACCAAATCACCGGTTCCCGTTACCAGCCCGCGAATAGCTCACTGGAAAACATGCGTGCCCGTCTCCGTGAAGGCCACACGCTGGAAGAACTGCAACTGGTTATCGAATACAAGCAGGTTCACTGGGGCGACTCTCCAAAAATGGCTGAATATCTGCGCCCGGCAACTCTGTTCCAGCCAGCCAAGTTTGAAGGTTATCTGCTCAGCGCGACCAAATGGGCGAAGAGCGGGCGTCCGATCTGCGTGAATGGCAAGTGGACTGCTGAAGATGAAGTTGAAGTTGATACGGCTGAGCGCGATGCGGCATACCGCCGGTTCATCAGCGGCGTTGCGGCGACGAAGGCACCGAGTGCACTGGAAAAAATGGTGTGCACAGAGGCCAGCAAAGCCAGCGTTCGCAGCATGCGCGCTGATTTCGCCATTTCGCAGTGGGCCAAGATTTGGAAAGAGTGCGCCCAGCGCCAGCAGGGAGTGAAAGTAGCATGACAAATCCATACTCACAGGCTCTCACCGAGCAGAAGGCTTTGCCTACCCACAAGCTTAAAGAAGTTGGCGACCAGTGGCGCACGCCCGACGCCCTTTTCTGGGGTATTAACGCGATGTTCGGTCCGCTGGTTCTCGATCTGTTTACTGATGGCGAAAATAGCAAATGCCCGGCGTTCTATACCGTTGAAGACAATGCACTGACTCACGACTGGTCAGCCAGATTAGGCGAACTTCACGGGGCTGCTTTCGGTAACCCACCATACTCCCGCGCCAGCCAGCACGAAGGCCAGCAGATCACCGGCATGTCACACATCATGAACCACACATTCAAGATGCGTGAGCTCGGCGGCAGGTATGTGTTCCTCATCAAGGCGGCGACCTCAGAAACTTGGTGGCCAGAAGACGCTGACCACGTTTCATTCATCCGTGGACGAATTGGCTTTGACCTCCCTGAATGGTTTGTTCCTGCAGACGAAAAACAGGTCCCATCTGGCGCTTTCTTTGCTGGCGCTGTTGCCGTTTTCGATAAGAAGTGGCGTGGTCCTGCCTTCAACTACATCGATCGTGAAGAACTGCTGGCGCAAGGCGAGGCGATTCTATTTCAGATCCGCACCATGGCAGCTGGTTTACAACAAACCCAGCAACAAAATATTCCTGAAATTATTCCGGTACCGGAAACCAACAACCGCGTATGGCCAGCCGAAGTGAACCATCTCTTTGACCAGGTCGCCGAGTCTTCAAATCTCGACGCGCACCTGCAGAACAAGCTTCGTCACCACATCAACCGCCTGAAAATGGACGGAATGCCGGTAGACCAGATCATTGATACCGCTGGCACACTTGCCCGCAAAATGGGAGCAACAGCGTGAAAGAAATCATCGTAGACAATTTTGCAGGCGGCGGCGGTGCGAGTACCGGTATTGAAATGGCAACGGGTCGCAGCGTGGATATCGCGATCAATCATGACGAGAACGCCATTGCGATGCACAGCACCAATCACCCTGAAACGTTGCACTACTGCGAATCGGTGTTTGACGTTGACCCTATTGCGGCGACCGCTGGCCGTCCTGTTGGCCTGGCATGGTTCAGCCCGGACTGCCGTCATTTCAGCAAAGCGAAGGGCAGCAAACCGGTTAAAAAAGAAATCCGTGGTCTGGCATGGATTGTGATCCGCTGGGCACTGGCGAAGCGCCCGCGCGTGATGATGCTGGAGAACGTCGAAGAGTTCAAAACGTGGGGTCCGCTGCTGACCGCAGAAGACGGCACAGAACATCCGGACCCGGCGCACGCTGGCGAAACATTTGCTGCATTCATCGGCATGCTGACCACCGGCATTGCAGCGGATCACCCGGCAATTGCTGAGTGCTGCGAAGTGCTGAACATCGATGTGAACAGCGACGACGTCCGCCGACTGGTTGCCGGACTTGGCTACGTTGTCGATCATAAAGAATTGCGTGCATGTGACTACGGTGCGCCGACCATCCGCCGCCGGTTCTTCATGGTGATGCGTTGTGATGGCCAGCCAGTTGAATGGCCAGTAGCGAGCCACGGGGACCCGAAATCACTGGACGTTCAGAGCGGTAAGCTTGCGCCGTGGCGCACCGCTGCCGAGTGTATCGACTGGTCAATTCCATGCCCGAGCATTTTCGACCGCAAAAAGCCGCTGGCAGAGAACACCCTCAAGCGTATAGCTCGCGGCATCCAGCGCTTTGTGATCGACAACCCGACTCCTTTTATCGTGAAGTGCAATCACACCAGCACTAAAACCAGTTATGACTGCTTCCGTGGCCAGCCGTTGGATGAGCCTCTGCAGACGATCACTAAAACTCATGGTTATGCGGTCGTGGAGCCTAAATTCTCCCCGCACATTACCAAATTCCGCACAGGTGCGATTGGGCAGGAAGTTGATGAACCATTGCCGACGATCACCGCTGGCAGTTCAGAACGCCCAGGCGGAAATGGGCATGCTCTTGGCATGGTTGAAGCGACCCTGTCACCTTTCATTGCAGGCACCGGTGGTTCCGAATATCAGGGCAAACCGCGTGCAACAGATGTTCCGGTTCACACAGTGATGAAAGAATCCCACTCTGCGCTGATCGCTCCGGTTATTGCCCGGATCGGACAAACCGGTTTCGGCGGTGACCGCATGGCGTATGCAGCTGGCAAGCCATTGACCACTGTAACCAGCAAAGCAGAACACCTGTTGGTGGCTCCGGTGATCGCCCGGCAGTTTGGCAACAGTGTTGGACACGCTGCTGATGAGCCAAACGGCACTATCACGGCGGGCGGTGGCGGCAAAAGTCAGTTATGCACGGCTTTCCTCGCGAAACATTTCGGCGGTAACTACACCGGTGCTGGCGCGGCGATGGATGCACCAGCTCACACCGTTACCACCACCGATCATCATGCTCTGGTCACATCCAATCTGATTAAGCTGCGTGGCACCTGC